TAACTTTTATATCAATATTTGGAAATCTAATTTGAAATATTTGATTTGATTTCATAAAAATGGTCATATCTGATTGTAAAATTTCTTTTGTCAAAGTATCACTATATGCTTGAGCCACTTCAGTTGAAGAATATTGACCACCAATTTTATTAAAAACACGAACATCAATTACGTTAGTTACTCCACCAACGTTACCAATTTCTCTTTTTAAATCTCCCACAAACAATGGGTCTCCCATTTTTCTTTTTTCAATAGCAAAGAAACTTGTTGTATTTTGAATAACCGTTCTAACAATATCAGTTGGGTTTTCGTTTTTATCAATATGTAAATCAATCTCTAAACCAAAGTCGATAACCTCTCCACTTGCAATGTCTATATAATCATTTATCATTCTATATTCAGAAAGATAATTTATGATGTTATTCTTCAATGTGTTAGAAACTGTGTCAGTCAAATTACCCAAATCATCATATGACAGTAATTTAATTCTAACTTTATTATCTTCTTCCATCACATTAACTTTAGCCGGTGCACCAAATGTAGATGGCATTGTCTCAATTAATGATTTATAATCATTTAATGTTACCGCTCTATTTTGTGCCGCAAAATTATATGCAACCATGTTTCTAATTTCTTCTATTGTTGGTTGATCTGCACCACCAATAGCGGGAGTTACATTGGATACTCTTAATGAACTAACTACTTGACTATTAACAGTTCCGTTTGGACCGTTTACGTTAAATTCAACATCATCCACACTATTAATAACATTCACACCTAAGTTTGAACTTTTTCCACCACCGATTCTGTACTTAACAAATAATGTGGTACCGGCTTTTGGTATTGACCCCAAAGACATGTTATTCAAATAACTTGCTAAGTTTACTTTAAGTGAACCATTCATGTAATTGTCTAAATTATCTAATGGGTCCACATTTCCTGAACCAAATGTCAATGAATAATAACCTTCAGGGGTATGTTCCGTATAAAATTTATTAACAACATCAATATATTTTCCCGCCTTAAAATTATCTTTATCAGATACCGCAGTTGGGTCGGGTATGAAAACTTTATCTTGTATTAAAGACTTAACTTCATACCATTTATTTGTTATCGTAGTAAATTCACTTGATGTTGGATTTGCATTAAAACTTGTACCATCCTTATGAATAACCGAAGTAACTCCTAAAACATTTTGTTCAGGTAAATAAAGTCTTAAAAAAGGTTTTTGGTCTAATTCTGTAATAACCCTTCTGTATATTCTTGAAACCCCATTAACGACAGGTTCTCTTTTAGTTATAGTATATGATACCAATGTGTTATTGCTGTCAAAATTTGGTATTTTTAATCGATTTGGTTCACCTTTGTCATTAAAAGGGCTTGAGAAATCAATATCAGTAATAGATTCAAATATTTGACCCGCACCTGAAACTTGAGCGCCAATTCTAATTGTACCCAAATATCTTTCATCTTCCTTATCTCCCCTAACAGGAACATTTATTGAGAAATCAGCTAAAGATACTGATGGTCTATTACCCGGTATCTTAATACCATATGTTTTTGCAATATGAAATAACGATTGTCTTTGTTGTGCAAAGTCCAACATAGTTTCTTGCCAAACTCTGTCAATATGAAAATGTAAATTATCCGCAACCGCAGCATTCAAATCCAATAATACCGAAAATATGGATGCGTCGTTTGTGTTCTTGATTAAATCAGGATAGTATTCGGTAGTTAGGTTTACTAACTCTTGTCTTAATCCAGCGAAATCTCTGGTTGCGTATGATATTTTTTTAGCCATTTTATATGTTTAATATTATAAAGTCCGAAGATGAAAAAGCTCCGTTATTAACTGTGTAGTTTATTTTAACCACCGCAGTGTATGGTTTAGTTGCATTGTCACTTACTCTAAAAAGTCTTTCATCTTCATTTTCTGTAAATGTCGTTGTGTGGTCAGGGTCATCTTCCGCTGACATAACCAAAATTGAATTGATATCTAAATTCGGTATATACTTTTTTACAGATTCCCTAATTTCATCTTCAATTAAATTAAAGGTCACACTATCGTTTTGGTCAAAAATATATTGATATAATCTAGTTCCAAAATCAGGTAGATAATACCTACTTCCCTTTTTTGTCAATAAAAGATGAATTAGATTTGCTCTAATTTCCCTTTCAGGACTACTAGTCATTTTTATAAACTTACCTTGAAGACTATCCCTAAATGGGAAATCTATACCATATGTTACTGCCATTACAATAAATATAAACAATACTAAAATGGTAATAAATAAAAAATCCAACCTAAGTTGGATTTAATATACTATTTCAATAATCACACAATTATCTTAAGAACCACACCCATCACAATCAAATGGAGAATCTGTTGGTTTTATGGTTGTCATTTCCATTTCCGGAGTTTCTTCGCTTATTAATGTGTTATTTGTTGGGGTTGATAAGAACACCGCAGCTTGTTGACCAGGATTTTGTTCTACGGGTTTTGAACTTGACATGTCAATACCCAATCCTTTTAACGCGTCCACCGCAGCTCTCGTTCTTAAATAATACATACCCGTTTTCAATCCTAATTTCCAACCAAATAAATGGGCTGCCAATAATTTGGGTTTGGTTGCGTTATCAATAAATAAATTTAAAGATTGAGATTGATCAATAAAGACACTTCTATTTGCCGCCATTTGTAGAATTCTCTTTTGTGACATTTCCCAAACCGTTTTATATCTTTCTTTGAGTTCAGTAGGTATTTCAGGAATATTTTGAACTGAACCATTTTCCATGATTAATTTATTTTTTAAGTTATCATTCCAAACATTCAATTTAATTAATTCTTTAACTAAATGTTTGTTGATAACAATAAACTCACCACCTAATGTTCTACGAGAATAAAGGTTAGTTGTGAATGGTTCAAACGCCTCATTATTTCCTAAAATCTGTGCAGTAGATGCTGTTGGCATCGGAGCAACTAATAATGAATTTCTGACACCTTTAGATTTAATTTCTTTTCTTAAAAATTTCCAATCCCAACGACCTGACAAATCTGAATCTTTTTTACCCCACATTTCATATTGGAAAATACCTTTTTCAATAGGTGAACCAACTATGGATTCATACGGTCCAAATTCTATTGCCAAATCTTTAGATGATGTTAATGCTGCAAAATAAATTGTTTCAAAAATATCCGTCTGTAATGTATCTGACAATTCACTTTCAAATGGTAATCCCAATAAACAAAAAACATCAGCTAAACCTTGAACCCCTAAACCAACAGGTCGATGTTTGAAATTTGAACGTTTTGTTTCTTCGGTTGGATAAAAATTTAAATCGATTACGTTATTCAAGTTTTTTACAACTTGGTAGGTATATTCATATAACATTTGATGATTAAATTCACCGTTAATGATATACTTAGGCAATGCGATTGATGCCAAATTACAAACAGCTTGTTCTGTTGGTGAAGAGTATTCAATAATTTCGGTACATAAATTTGAAGATTTAATTGTACCTAAGTTTTTTTGATTTGATTTATAGTTTGCCGGGTCCTTATATAACATATAAGGTGTTCCCGTTTCAATTTGAGAAGTTAAAATTGCATCCATTAATTTTCTCGCCTTAATTACTTTTCTTGCCTTTCCTTCCTTTTCATATGATTCATATAACTTAGTGAATTTTTTTTCTTCAGGTGTGTCATATACGTCAGATAAACCAGGAGCTTCGTCTGGTGAAAATAAAGACCAATCACCATCTTGTTCAACACGTTGCATAAATAAATCGGGTGTCCACATTGCTAAGAACAAATCTCTTGCTCTCATTTCTTCTTTACCCGTATTTTTTCTTAAATCAATAAATTCAAAAACGTCCGCGTGCCATGGTTCAAGATAAACCGCAAACGAACCTTTACGTTTACCACCTTGATTAATCCAACGAGCAACTTCATTATATGTTTTCATCATTGGTACAATACCATCAGATTCTCCGCCAGTTCCTTTAATATAAGCTCCTTTAGCACGAACATCATGTACGTGTAATCCAATACCACCAGCCCACTTAGAAATGTTTGCAACGTCTTTAATAGTATCAAATAATCCGTTAATATCATCTCCTTTATTACCAATTAAGAAACAAGATGACATTTGTGGTCTCTTTGTGCCGGCATTAAACAGCGTTGGAGTCGCATGAGTGTAATAGTGCTGGGATAAGTCATCATAGATTCTTAATGCCATTTGAACATCACCCTTACATATTCCAACGGCAACTCTCATATACATATATTGTGGTCTCTCAACAACTCGTCCACCAATTTTTAAAAGATATGAACGTTCTAATGTTTTAAAACCAAAATAATCAAAATCTAAATCTCTCTCTTGATGAATTGCTCCATCAAGTGATTCTTTATTGCTCATTACAAACTCATAAACCTCATTTGATATTAATGACGATTCTTTTCCTGTTTTTGGTTCAGTAAAAGAATACAACTCTTTAATACATTGTGAGAATTTCTTTGGTGTTGTTTTATGTAAATTAGAAACCGCCAATCTACCAGATAATTTAGCATAATCTGGATGTGTTGTTGTCATCGATGCTGCAGTCTCTGCCGCTAATACGTCTAACTCTGTTGTTGTAATCCCGTCGTATATGCCTTGTGTTACTTTTAATGTGACATATGTTGGGTCAATATATTCTAAATTTAAATCGCTACAAAAAATACTAATTCTTCTCGTAATTTTATCATACCTCATTTCCTCAAGGGAACCATCTCTTTTCTTTACTTTCATCTTATATTTAATTTTTTTAAAAATCTACGTCACCAAATGCCGAATCTAAATCTTCGGAACCGTTGTTATTTACTCCCATCTTTTGATATTCTGCAACTCGTTTTTCAAAGAAATTTGTTTTTCCTTGTATTGCAATATTCTCCATGAAATCAAATGGATTTGTAGAATTGTACACTTTTGAACATCCTAATGCCGTTAATAATCTATCTGTTACAAACTCAAGATATTGGGCCATTAATTCTGAATTCATACCAATTAATCTAACAGGTAACGCTTCAAGAATAAATTCTTTTTCAATTTCCAAAGCTCCACAGATAATCTCTCTAATTTTCTTTTCACTTAATTTATTATCAATATGGTTATTATATAGGTGACAAGCAAAATCACAATGCATTCCCTCGTCTCTTGAGATTAGTTCATTTGAGAATGTTAACCCTGGCATTAAACCTCTTTTCTTCAACCAAAATATTGAACAGAATGATCCTGAAAAGAAAATACCCTCAACCGCAGCAAATGCAATTAGTCTCTCAACAAAAGATTCTGAACTAATCCATTTCACAGCCCATTCTGCTTTCTTTTGAATTGCAGGAATTGTATCTATTGCGTGAAATAAATGTAATTGTTCTTCTTTGTCTTTAATATATGAATCAATCAATAATGAGTATGTCTCACTATGAATATTTTCCATCATAATTTGAAAACCGTAAAACATTTTAGCTTCAGTATATTGTACTTCGTTTACAAAATTTTCAGCAATATTCTCATTTACAATTCCATCAGACGCTGCAAAAAATGCCAACACATGTTTAATGAAATGTTGTTCATCTGAGTTCAGTTTATTTTCCCAATCTGTTACGTCTTGACCTAAATCAATCTCTTCCGCTGTCCATATACAAGCTTGTTGTTGTTTATACATTTTCCATAAATCATTATGCTCGATAGGGAACAAAACGAATCTATGGGGATTCTCCATTAATATTTTTTCTTTCATGTTCAATTATTTAATTTGCGTTACTTTTTTTTCTTGTGCCTTTTTGTAGATATCGGCAACTCTATTTTTTCTCTTTTCAACTTCATCTTGTTCGTGACCTAATAAAGTATTTTGTGATTCGGTATCAATTACCAAATATTCGTTATTGAACTTACAGTTTTGAAATACTACACCATCTTTACCAATACGTGATTTAAGTAATGTTAAAGTGGCTAAGTTATGTTCTTTTTGTTCTAATGTTTTACCTATTGATAAAATAACGTGTGCAATTTGTGCTTTCTTAATTGAACCTCCCATTTGGTCTCCCGTTACAACTTCAGATGAAATCGATTCACGATTACCTTGTGTTGCAGTCCATATTGCCATTTCAAATTCACCTGTCATAGATTCCAAACTTCTCATAACAGAACCTTCACCTTTCCACTCTTCACCGTTTGTTGATTTATCAGATGAAATACAATCAACATAGTCTAAGACTAATAAATCTACTTTAATACCATCTGAATTCATTTTTCTGATTTTATTTTTAATTTCAGAAACCGTAACATTATCACTCGCCAACTTTAATAATTTTAAAGTACCTGTAGAACGAGATTGAGCCTCTTCAACTTTTTCCTTTACTAAGTCTTTAAATTCAGGTTGTTCGTCAGGTGCAATGTCTGACCAAATGGTGTAGTGTTTTCTTTTAATGTTACCCGGATTATCTTCAAAGAATATTTGAACAACGTTATAACCTAAGTTATAAGCGGTATTAGCAAACTTAGTAAGTAAGGTAGTTTTACCAGTACCCGTAGGTGCCAATACAACCCCCAATTCTCCTATTCCCAATCCACCTTTAAGTAAGTTGTCAACTCCAACAATACCTGTCGGTAATGGGTGTCTAAAGTCCTTTTCTAACGCTCCATCAATATCAAAAAATACATCATGAGCTTCGTCATTTGTAATACCGATTTGTAATGCCTTTTGAATGATTTGTTCAATTTTGTTATAAGCCTCAAACTCACCACTTTCAATAATATTTTGAACACTTTTAAGTTCTCTTTTTAAATTTTGTTGTTTACAAAAATTAAGAGCCGTGTCTTTAACATATGCAATTTGGTCTTCATTTTCCTTTATTGATTCCAACGTGTCAAGATGTACCTTAGAGGAATCTTTATTACCGCCTTCGGCCATAATTTTTTGGGCCAGTGTATTGTAATCGGGAATTCTATT